CAACAGAGCGGAGCCGGGACCGTGCTGGCCCGACATCACCTGTGGTTGTAGCTGAATAGGCTTTTACTGGACCTGCCATTAGAGCCTCCTATTAGCTAAGTGCTGCACCTACAGCGGTAACCCAAGCGGCACCTGTGCTGATTACGATACAGTATTCGTTGTTACCAGCGCCATTGTCGCTGACCATGTATACAGTACCGACTGCTACGTCACCAAAAGCTGGAAGGTCTGCTGTTGCTACAACAGGAATCTGGAAGCCATTATTAGAACGGACTGGTCCAGAGAAAGTAGAAAGAGCCATGAAAAATCTCCTTGTCGTGGCTAGTGTCAGCCGCCCAGTGCGGCTGTCAAGGTAGATTAAGTATACAATAAAAAAGGGCGACTGAATAGCCGCCCTTTAAAACTTATGTAACTAACTTTACGCTGCGCCCGGTGAACCGAATACTGCGCGTGGGTCAGAGAAACCGAAGCTGTAACGCTCACGAGCCTTGAACCGCATGTTGCCAGTATCGAAATCTGGGTCCATGTTTGTTGACAAGGCCATACGCTCAAAGTGCTTGAAGCCGTTTGGCGCATCAGTTTTGATGAAGAATGCATCTGTGTCAGTTAGGTAGTCGTTGACTACATAACCTTCAGGAAGCATACCCATGCTCTTCAGCGCGTTCACATCGTTGTCAGATGTACCGACCCGTAGGTTTGATACAAGCAGACGTTCTGCTACGAACTGAAGTTGGCGTGGAACGATTAGCTTCATGCCTTTAAGAGCAATTACTAGACCGCGTTCATCAGTGAACCCTGCAATGTTGATTAGAGCGTCTTCCAAAGAAGTTTCGTTCAAATCTGCTGCAGTTGATGGCTCGTTAGAAAACGTACCGCCGTTTGTCAGTGGGTGTGATGCATCACAAAGTGCTACACCGTCGCCACCGGCAGAAGCACCAGCAGTAAACGCATTGTTGAGGATTGAAGCAGCTTTAACCTGCTTTGTGTGTGCCATTGAACGAGCAAGTGCGCGTGTGTAGCGTGATGCTAGACGATCGTACAAGTTATCTTCAATTGCTTCCTCTGTGATTGAAAAGGCCATTGCCACTGTCTCGTGGTTGTAACGAGCAGTGTAAGCTTCTTGTGCATCATCAAATGATACGCCAGTACCTTCCTGTTTAACAGGAGCGGCACCAAAGCCTGACAACATTACTTCTTCTTCAAACGCCCGGTCTGATGACTCGGAGTCGAAGATTTCAGCATGCTGGCCTTCGTAACGATTGTATTCCATACCAAAGAGAGCGTTAAGACCAGGCTCTAGTTCTTTGGCGAGTTGTGCGCGAGAAATAGCCATTAGTTAGCCTCCCTATGATATCGCTGCTTCAGAATCAGCCTGAAGCAAAGCGTGGTTGTTAATCATCACAATTACAGGAAGACCGGCTGCTGCATAATCTTCGTTGTCAACATCTGTCTGAATGCCAACAATCTTCAAAGGAAGAGAGGCATTAGAAGAATCAAGTGTTGCAACATCCATCTTTGCAGAAGAGTTACCTGTAGTTGTACTACCTGACGCGCCGCCATTGAGCATTGTGTTCTCAAAGATTGCTGCACGAGCAGTTGCTTGGTCTGTGAAAGTTGCGTCTGTTGCAATCACAAAACGCTGCATCGGGTTGTCATACACATGTCCGATAATATCGAAGTTTGTGTCTGCACCTGATCCAGGCCAGTAATTAGAAAAGACTTTCTTTCCTGTTTCTGATGAAACATATTCACAACCAGCAAAAACACCAACAAAAGCTACAGTGTCTCCAGTTGCAGAGCCGATAGCGATTTCGCCACCGTTCACGCATTTAACCGGAGAACCCTGAAAGATCGCTGATGCATTACTAGCAATGAAATATGCATTAGTACCCTGAGTAGCAGGAGTGCTACCAGCGGTATTAATCGGCTTGAGGCCGAAGGCAACATTTGAGTTTGCCATTGCTTACTCCTTGTAAGTTAAAGGGGTCAATCTTTACCCCCGAATGATACACGACTTTTCCTATCGTTATGGATAGGCATTGAAGGATGTTGTTCCCTCATTAGGTTCTGATCAACGGCATCCATTTGTGTGCGGGTCTGCTCCCGGTAGTATTCAGTTCGTTCTTGGACCGTCTCTTCTGGGATTCGCGCAAGCATTAAACCGCCTACACCAATTGTACCAGCATTTGTGCCTTCCTGAATAGTTGGGTATTGACCAGCTAACTCAGGATATTCATCTGCCCGTACAGGCTCCCAACCTTCCCGCAGTTTTGATGTCACATTCATTGAATCGTCTTCCCCCCGAATAGAGGTTCTTATCCAACGATGCTTGAAGCCTGCGGGAGCTTCAGGTGCCTCCAACTTTGAAGGCGGTGCCCAAGACTTGCGTCTTGTGGTCTTTGCACGAGTTTCTGAGTCCCGTGAGGCTCTTTTTGTAGAATCAGTCATGTCTTATTCCTTTACATGTTTTGCGTATTCTTCAAGCGGAACATTAAGACGCTTGGCGATTGCAATCTGCGAAGGGGTCAGCTTCACTGTTCTGCGCCCCTTTGGTGACTTCGACCGTGAGGCCGTGGACTCAGCAGAGGCGACTCTGGGTCCGGTATCTTTGCGAGGTGCGCTTCCAAACTTTTGTGGAAACTCAGTACGCATACGATTGTCAAGTTCATTATAGTATTCATCGGACTGCGGGTCAAACCCTTCTTCTTCAATTAAAGTCCTGTGAACCCCGAACGCTGCATAAGTCATAGTCTGGTCTGTGCCAAACCACTCATTTCTTGAAGCCCAGTCTTCTGCTTTTGGGTCGGGCTTCGCGGGAGCGGGTTGCTGAACAGGCTGTTGAGCTTGAACAGGTTCTTCTCTAACTTGAGACCTTTTTTCCTGAGTACGCCTTGCCTGCTCTAGTTGAGCTTGGTCCAGCGCCAGCTTACTAAGATTCTTCTGAGCCTCAAACATAGCCTCAGAGTCACCTTCGTCATAAGCTTTTTGATAAGATTGCTTTGCAGCCTCAATCTGAGAATCAACACGAGTGCCGAACTCCCCCACATAAGACTGGTCTAAAGCCTCCAAACGTGCTTTTAGTTCATCGTTCTGCTTTTTAACAGACTCAGCAAACTCAACGGCTGCTGCTCTCTGTGCTTCTTCATCACGATACTTTTTTGTAAGCTTACTGATACGTTGCTGGACACCTTTAGAATAGGCTTCAAGCTCGTCTTCCTGCTTTACTGGTTCCGCTTCATCTGTAGCTTCCTCAGACTCCACGATGTTTTCAACACCTTCAAGCTCAACTTCCTGCTCGTCGGTGCCTACATCTACAACTTCAACTTCTTTTTCTTCTGCGTCGGGTAACATCTCTATGCTCCATACGTTTTGATATCGTCGGGGTCAACGATTGTTGCAATAACTTCGTCATCATTGATGATTCTAACTTCACCACCTTCGATTGAGAATCGAGAGCCGGCGTATCTTCCAATACATACCCAATCACCTTCTTTACACCAAGCCTCGCCGCCGAACTTATCATTGTCTTGGTACGCCAAAGGGCCTACCTTGAGCACATAAGCTACAACGGTTGCGCGAGATTCGCGTTCTCTGGATTCATCGGGTACATATATACCCCCATCAGTCTTTTCCTTACCCATATAAGGCATGACAAGAACTCGCCATCCTGTGGGTTGTGGTACTCGTTCTGAAAGGGATTTTTCTTTTGCGGCTTCTTCAGCCTTTTCTTTAGCAGCGCGTTGCGCGAGGACGTATTCAGGTACTATCAGTGCCATCGATATACTTAGCCTTTTCGAGCAGGGCCTTCAATTCGTCAAGAGCATAGGTGACACCCTGTATTTCACCGACTCTTGCGCGGTAGTCTTCCATACTAGAAATACTACCACTGGTTATAGAAACACTAAGGTCTTCTATGTGATTGTGCAAGACTTTATTATATTTTGTTATAAGTTCATATATATCCATTACTCATCCATTCCGTCTATCGGCCCACCAGGAGCGAAGTCGGAACATGAGTTAGATGCTGAACACATAAACTTTAGCATCTGACAATAGCCCACTTCGCCAGATTCATCCTTCATGCATTGCTGCATCTCAGGACTAATATTAAACGCTGCACAAACACCGCAGCTTTCTTCAGGATTTACAGCAGGTCCATACTGGTGGTCCTTAATTGCAAATCGTGTATTCTCTTCGTTAGTCTCGACATCCTGTGTTGCGATAGGACATGCGTCCTCCATCTTATCAATAGGAGTGCCGTCTTGAATTTCTTTCGCCGGGTCAACGCCGTCAGGTATAAGCTTGATTTCTATTCTCATGTTATTGCCTCCTTAGAAGAGAACGGTAAAAGTCTGCTTCTTCTTCTGTTATGTTGTCAACAGAAGAAGGACTAAAAGGAGTAATCTGATCTGCCATCAAATCTCGGCCTCTGAGAATATCGTCATAAGACATTTCTGCCATATCGTCAGGGCGGTTAATATTATTAAGGTCGCCTATCTCCGGTCTAGAGCTACTGGGGTTTAACACAAGAGGGACACCATCTGCTCCCCCAACAACCTCTTCATAGCCAGCGGGAGCGGGGGATATGTTGTTAACTACTGTGTCAACATCGTTGTCCGTAAAGAAACTTCTTATTCCTTCTTTAGCTTGATCATAGATGTTTCCAACAGCCTCTGGGCTAATACCAGTGGCAATCTCTGAGGTAGCACTTAACGCGCTTGGCGGTACAGAGCCCTTATCAAGAAAACCTTCAGGGGCGTATGTTGTTCTTGCTGCACGGCTTAAAGCTCCAACACCGGGAATACCAAGACCCATACTTAAAATACCCGCCAAACTTTGACTGGTTGTAGCGGGTTGTATCTGCGCGGTCCTTGGACCGGCTACAGTCATCTCACCTTCAGCGCCGCCGAATAAAGAACCAAAGCCTTTAGATACTGCCATTTGAGGGTTGCTGTATCTGTTGTAACGCATGTTCTCAATACCAGCCATTTGATTTTGGTCAAGTAGGCCAGCATAAGACACGTTTTCTGCGCCAAAGATTCTAGAGAAGAAACCATCTGGGTAGGGGTTGGTTATGTTTCCCTTAGAGTCACGAATAGCGGCGGTATAAGAATTATCACCCTCTCCTTGAGAGCCGGTATCTGTTGACGGACCTCCGTAGCTTACTTGCCCTACGTTCTGGGAACCGCCAAATGCTTCGTCTTCATAGCTCATCTATCTAATCTTTACTGGACGAGTTGAACCCTGATACGCTCTGCCCATGCCACGGACAGTTTCGCCGCCGCATTCCATGCATCCACAGCCGCCACTGTGAGACATGTACTTGCCGTCTTTAGCTTCAATGACTTTCTCGTCATCGCCACGGCGCTTCAGTCTATTGTTCTCTTTATTCATAGGATGATCTTTGCCCATGAGACTAGGGTTTTTAAATATCGTGTCAATCTGATTGTCATCCATACCCTGCTTACGCATCTTGTTCCGTAAACGTGCCTTTGCTAAACCCTCTGCAGGCATCTCAGGAGACGGAGTGCTTCCACCATCTTTACGTTTTAAAACCATCTTTGTATCCTCTTGTGCGATACGGTCTGCAGTCTTTCTGTCATATCCTTCAAGGACACGCTTAACTGCTGGAGAAACATCCTTACGGCTTTGAGCCATAAGTGCTTTAGCTTCTTTATATGAAATACCTAAGTCATCCGCCATCTGCTGGATTCTTGGTCTGCCGCCTGCACCTGTCATGATAAACGTCCTATTTCTCGTGGCCTAGCCATACAGCAAACGCGCCGGTCATGGCTCCTGTTACTACACTAACTAGCGCAGACTGTTCAATTGTTGGGTTGGGAAGCGTCATAAACCACTCCACTACCCGCCAAGCGGATATTGACATCATAATCATCATTATCCGGGGAAGTAACTTCCAAGCTAGTATTCTTTCCATTGCTACGCTCATGGTTCTTCTTAGCCTGCTCTTCAGTTGTTAAATCTTCTTTGCACCACATTATTTTTTCTTAAACTTATCTACGCCTTTTAAACCAAGCGCTGCTAGAATTGTAACATACAGGACGTTCTGATACCACTCCGGTAATTCATTCAGTCTGTCAAAGCCGTTCTTAACCACATCTTCCATGCCGGGAATGAAAACTAAACATACTGGAATCAGTATAATAATTGTGACTAGCTCGTCTTTCCAACTATTTTTTGTACCCTCCGCCATAATCAACTCCCACTTACTATCATGGGTAGCGGCAGTCTTCATTATCTCTGCTTTTGCTTCGGCTTCAGTCTGCCTAAGATGAGACTTCGCCTTTTGCTTGGATACTTGCCCCTCAACAAAAGATGATGCCAAACCTGCAAGGGGACCAATAAGAGCTTGTAACATGTCACTTTCCTTCCAGTGCAGCCAGACGAAGCTGTAGTTCAGCTATGCTTATCTGTAATTGATGTACTTGAGCCACTGTGTTCTGAACAGACTGAGGCGGCTGAAAATCGTCTATCCAATTGTCGTTTTCTTCGACCTCTTCCATAGTCAACTCAAGGTTGTGTTCTAAGAAAGATATTCGCTCTGTCAGGCCGAAATACACCCAAACTGATACGGCTGTGAAAGCAATCATGCTGATAAGATTCCGCAAAGGAATAGTTATCTCACTTGCCTCATTTAGCTTTGTAGCCGCTGTTTTAGCCATTACTTATCTTTCTTTATCCTACCGTAGAACAGTATTAAGTTGACAGTAGTGTTTAAGGTCACCATTAACACTAGCCAGTATTGTAACTCTATGGGCATTACTGTTCACGTTTCAATTCAGCCTGTGTGTCAATCCGATAAACATTTACGAGGTTGCGGTCTTCAGCAACTTCACGCTGTAGAGCTTGGCGCTCTTGCGCCATCTGATAAGACTGCATCAACTTAGCTTGGTCAATCTGGAAATCCATCGCATCGTTCATTGCCTTACGCTGAATCTCTTGCGTATCGTTCTGCAGTTCCTGCTGGCGGATAGCAACAAGTGGGTCAGGCTGTTGTGGAGGCGTTAGAAGCGGAGCCAACTGTTCAGTTGTATCAGCAATCTGCTGGGCAACAGCGGCTTCAAGTGCATCAGGATTAATCTGAGGAACAGGCTCACCGGGATTTTCCATCTGTGCCTGCTGCATCACCTTAGTAAACATATCCTGCACCAAGTCACGGGCATGCATAGCTACATGCTCTTGAACGTGAGCATTTAACATCATAAACGCCTGCGGGTTTGTGGCAGTAGATGGCTGCTGTAACATAGCCGCATGAACACGAATATGCGCCATGTGGTCCTGCTGTGGGAATGCCTGCAAGGGCTGGCCCATTAACAGCTTAGAGTTTTCCGTGCCGGGGTCCATTGGAGCCGGTGGCTGTGGCGGCGGTAAGATGCTGTCAATGTTCTTCACATCAATCGCATCGTACATCCGGCGGTAAGCCTCATACATATTGTGTAACTGCGGCGCGGCCTGTGCCAACTGAAGCTGTGTCTGAGCCAGTGACATACGCTGTGCCATTGAAAAGATTGATGGGTCGGAGACAGGGAGAACGTCTACACGCCCATCAAAGTCTTGTGCCATTACTTCTGGGGCAACATTAGGACCTATAGCATAAGGATATGGTACAGGATTATTCGAGAATATCTCGGCAAGCATTCTAAACTCTGACTTCTGAGCATAGTGTAGACGCTTGTGGATACTGCTAATTACTTTCGAGCCTTGCTCGATGAGAGCCACTGTTGTGCCGACCGGAGCGTTTGAATTAACGTCAGCGACCTTTGAGTCTGCCACCTGTGCAAATCTTCTGCCAGAATCAACAACAACTCCCAGAAGTTGGGCGAGGGTGCCTGATGGCTCTTTGTATGGAAGAGGAATAATGGCGTTACGAATATCCCCACCAGGAGCGTCAAGATCGCGGAACTCACCAGGATTAACAGGCTCATCATCATTGCGAATACGAACACCACGGGCCTTAAAACCACCCGGAAGATTAGACAAAGTTCCAGCATCAATAAGCTGGCGTAGTATAGATGTCGCTGCACGAGACAATCCCCCTATCATATGCAACAGACCAAAGCCATAGAAGCCAAAGCCCGGTAAAAACTTATAGTGTGTGAAGAACTGACGCTTGCGACGAAGCGGGTCCATCTCACGCCAGTTACGAACTACCGATAAAACCTGTCCAGAAGCTTCGTCCATAGTGACGATATACGGAAGC